CAAAGACTTACCAACACCAGTGCCAGCGAGAGCAATATTGAGTGTTTTATTTGGAAGCCCACCCTTTGTAATCTTGTTAAAGAATTCAAGGTCAAATTCAATCTTTTCTTCTTTCTTGTTATATAGATCAAATCTTTCTGCATAGTCCTGAAGATAATCATGTCCTACATTGTTGTCAAAAGACACACTCAGGGCATCTGAAAGGATTGAAGGAATGGCATCTGGTTGCTTCTTACTATCCTGCCCATCAGCAATGGCAATAGATTCCATCAGTGCCAGATAGACAGCACGTTCTTTACACCACTTTTCAGTAGTGTCCATCAACCAGTTGAACTCTACTACATCTCCATCAAGGTAACTAATCAGTTGACTGATTTCTTTAAAAGATGTCTCATTGATATCAGTCCTCTTCTCAACTTCAATAGAGACAATCTCCTTAGTTGGAAGTTCATTGTACTCAGATACAAAAGAAGAGATCTCCTCAAACACAATCTTCTGATTGTGATCTTGGAAATACTCTGATTTGATAAAAGGAATAACCTTTCTTAGATAGTCTTCATTATTAATTAAGTTCTTAAGAACAAGAAATTCAATTTTGTCCATCAAACATCCCAAAGAGCATAGGTTGACATAATATATTTGTTCCCCTTTGTTACTGGGTTCCCTTGGTGAGGCAAGACCCAGTATGGTGGAAATACTAACACAGATCCCCTTTTTGGAGTGACTGTGCATTGAGGATAAAAGACAGTTTCACCTCCCTCAAAATCATCATTCAGATAATACACAAAGGCAATAAACCTCTCTGCTGTTTCTATACATCCAACATCAGCGTGCATATCATATCTTTCATCACTATTCTCAACATATCTTTTCATGTTAGTAGGTTCATACCTAACAACATCTGGACCAGTGGAGAAATAACTACCATATGGTGCTATGTATTCCCTATACTTCTGGTGAATAGTTCTAGTTAATGTATGAACCTTTTTATTGAGATGAGGGTTGTAGTAACTCATATTGAGTTGAGTCCAGTTGGGATAACCATCATTATGGTAATCCTCTGTCATTCCACAATGTTCAAAGAAATTAATGAATTCATCACAAACTTCATCTGGAATGACTTTATCAATTTTTAGAACAAAGTCTAATACATTCATAGTCCGTAACTAAATTCCTCTTTTGCAATGGCATCCAACTTCTCCATGACTTCAGGAGTAAAATATGTTTCTGGATCTTTCAAGATTGCCTTGGCATAGACCTTTTTGCCACCTATCTCATAACGACCTGCCACGTTCTTCCAGAGACCTCCCAGTTCACCCAACTCAAGAAGACCATAATATCTATCAAGACCACGCTCATCGTAATAAAGGCGCACTGTAACATCCTTGTTCTCCTTACTTAAACGCGACTTTGCTGTCTTAGCTTTAATAAGATTTCCAACGACTTCTGTTCCATCCTTTTCTTTTTTCTTGCTAAGATAGATGATTGTACTTGCTGCATACTTGAGGCCACTGCCTCCCCCCATTTCTTTAGTAGGTACATAAGATCCTATGACATCGTAGGTGTGATTGGTTACAATCATTGGAATGTTTGCCTGACCAAGTTTTAGGGTGAGCATTCTAAATGCACCCTTCACCAGTTGAGATTTAGTCATGTCCCTGACTTGTTTGTCATCAAGGGCATCTCTGATCTCTTTCTCAGTAGAAAGCATCCCCAGTGAGTCTAGCACAAACATACAAGGTTTGCGGTCTTCTGTTGGGGTTTTCAGATATAAGTCCACTGCTCTCAGTGCCTTAGACCTGAAGTCTTCAATGGTTACAACATTTACAACAACAGTACGTGTTGTATCCACTCCTCTTGAGGAGAGGAGTGATTTAGTAACAGCAGACTCCGTATCAAAGTATAGACAATACCCATCTGGGTGACTATCAAGAAAATTTTGTACGACAGCGAGAGAGAAGAAAGTTTTACCAGTGCTAGACTCCCCAGCAATGGCAGTAATCTTATTCCCAGATACACCACCAAATATAGACCCTGAACAAAGTCCATTAAGAATGTAGGAACCAGTGTCCACAAAATTCTCTTCTTCATCAATGTCTGCTGCGAGTTTTGTGTACTCATCCCCAATCTCTTTTACTATGTCTTTAAGAAAATCCATGTTTCAGTCAAAAATATAATGTGGGTTCTGGGATTTGAAACTTTTAACTTGTTCTTTAGTTTTGAAGAACTTGAAAAGTTTTTGTCCATGTTCTTTATATTGATAGGTAACTTTAATCATTATCCAAAAAATAGTTCCAAGTTTACAGTTTTCTCTACGTTCCAACCAATAGCATCAAGGATAACTTTGACTGGTTCTAGGAAGGCTTTGTTGAATTGTAGATCATAGTCTATGTACTTGTCAATACCAAGTTCTATTGGGAACTCAGAGATGAAAGAGATGACATTCTCCCTGATGGGATTTGCCTTCTTCAAATAAACAAACTTGATCTTCTCTCCATTATTAATGGCAGAATACTTGTGTGCAATATTCTTCTCTTTGATGTAGTGATTGTACAAAAGAGCACCTCTCACATGGATAGGGCAACCCTTTCCATAGATTGTTGCATGACTCTTATGCTTATTTACATCACTAACAGTTCTTGGAAAAGCAATCTCTTCAGGAGACATCTTCTTGAACTTTGCTCTGGCATCATCAATAAAGTCAATCACCTCATCTTCTGTGCCACCCATCATAAGGTTGAGAGCATCCTTAATCATCTTCCTACAAGGTGCAGGAGTGGATGACTTGACTGCCTCAATACCCATCATTTTCAATTTAGGTTCTTCATACCTAACACCCTCACTGTCCCATACATTAAGAATGTACCTTTTCTTTGCTGTCCAGATGCCCCTATCTGCAATATTCTCCCTCTTCATCTGCATTTTCTGGGAGTATGCATTCACATACGTCGCAAGTTTCTGGTAAGAGTTCTCAATGAATGGTTCCAGTTTCTCCTCGCAGATCTTGTTAATGATCTCCACAAGTTTAGTTTTGTTGCCATGATGAACATCAAAGAATTTATTAACAAGAGGTCCAAAGTTAATATAGATTGAGTCAGTGTCAGATGCAATGACATAATCTGTATCTTGAGTTTGTAACAAATTATTTAGATATTCATTCATGCGATTCTCAATCCACCTGATAGAAGTCTGTCCTGACAGGGTGATTGCCTCTGCATTTGCTAGTTTGTAATACCTGAAATATTGGTTACCAATAGCACCATAAGCAGAGTTAAGAGAAATCTTCTTCGCCATTTGAATGTTGTTGCATCTAGCGATTTCTTTCTCAAGTGCTTTAGTAGGCGTCTTCTCATACTGCTGTTTGGCAGCAAGCATTCTTTTCTTAAAGATAACTCTTTCTGCATACATCTTCTCCATCAGTTCAGGGAGGAAACCCTTCACATCCTTCCTATACATTGCACCATTGGCACACACAGCATAGTCACTGTACATCTCAAAGGTGATGGACTGATTGAGAATCTTATCCACAGTCACAGTGGGGTGCTTTTCATCAATCAGGGTTTCAGGAGAGATGTTGTACTGCATCATCAGGTGAGGATACAGAGAGTTAAGGTCAAAAGACACCACCCAGTCATAAACACCAGGCACAGGTTCCTTCACATAGGCACCAGCAAACTTCTCACTCTTGTCTGACCTGTCCTTTGGAGGGACAACAACATTCCTCTTCTTCAGATAATTGTAGATGATGGTATCCCACATCCTGACCTGGAACATCACATCAATGTAGTTGACTTTGGCAGTGTATGCCATAGTCATAGCAAGTTGAATCAGACCCATCTTGTCCTCAAGACGGTCAACCAGTTCCACGTCAACAATGTTGTAGTCTACAAACTTCTTCCAGTTACCTCTGTAGAATTCTTTGAATGTGTCAAACTCACTGTGGTCCAGTTTCTTCTGACCCAGTTCTACTTCAGCAATATAATCCAGTCTGTATGACTCTTGTGCCTTGTAGGTGAACTTCTTATACAGTTCCAGATAATCCAATGTGGTGACACCATAAAGTTCATACACATTGAATTGTCTACCAGAGATGTGAACTTCCTCATGGTTGACAATACCCCAAGGGGAAAGAGTCCTCATCTTCTTTTCACCAAGAACCCTGGTGAATCTGCCACAGATGTATGGGATATCATACAGTCTTACATTCCAACCAGTCACAACATCAGGAGTGTTGTTGGTCCACCAATACAAGAAAGCATTGAGCATATCCACTTCTTCTGAGAAGTGATGATACGTCACATTGTCCTGTGTAGGAGTATATGGTTTCCTACCCCAGGTGATGATTTTCTTGGTGGCATTGTCCTGAATAGAGATGGTCAACATCTCCTCTGAACAAGAGTCTGGATCAGGGAATCCTTCCTCTGCCTGAACCTCAATATCCATTGTCACCAGTTTAATCTTACTGATGTCAAACTTGATTTCTTCTTCAGGGTACTTGTCAGAGATATACTGATAGGCATACCTCTCATTACCATAGATGGGGAATCCATCTACATCATCATACTTCTTGAAGAAGTCTCTACAATCCCTGACAGTTCCTGGTTGAATTGGTTCTACATTGTCACCTTCTAGGGTTTTCCACTTTGATTCTTTTTTAGACTTTACAAAGAGTGTTGGTTGATAAGACTCTTTGTATTGTACTCTCTCACCATTTTCATAGGCACGTACAAGAAAGTTGTTGCCAACCATCTGGACGTTTGTGTAAAACCTCATTCCTTTACCAGATCTTTGTACTTTTCAGACAGTTTAGTATTTGGTTCAGTGATAGTCAAGATCTTATCAGAATGGATCATAAAGACATTCTGATTAGATACATCAATCAACCAGGGTGACAGTGTGCCATCTTCATTCAAGACAAATGGTTCTGTCAGTTTACAGTCAGGTTCACCAAGTTCAGTAGGGACCTCATCAATCTGTGTGATTAGAATGAGATCATTCAATACCAATACTTTCAGATTCATTTGCCAACCCCATAATCAGGTGCTTCTGCTTCTAACTTACGAATGGTGTCATGAAGTCTTGCTACAGCAGCAGTCATTTCAGGAGTTTCTTCCCACTCCCAAGTTTCTTCACGTCCTTTCTTATCAGATTTCTTATATTCTTTTTTCATAGTTTACCTCCTACAACTCCACTATTTACTACACGAACACTACCCTCTGGCCAACCCTCTTGTTCACACTTTAGATGCCATCTAGTCATATTGATGACTCCATCTTTAGTGAGACCAGTTAGCATCTCGCGACCCTCTTTGGTTTTTGAGGTCCATAGACCAAATCGTGTTTCCCATACATAAAAGCAATCATCAATCAAAATACGATTAGTTTCCATAGGGTTCTCTTGTACACCATATTATAACGAAAAAAAGGAGGGGCGTCAACTGGATTGTGCCAGTTGCCCCTCTGCGGCGACGATATTCAATTATATTTAGAGCCAGTCCTTTCTAGCATGATGTTCAGGTACAACCTTACCCAACATGATAGTCAGTAACCCATCCTCAAAAGTAACTGATCTAACCTCCGTATCATCGCTGATTGTCCAGGATCTTTCAAAATTTCTTTGCGCCAATCCCTGTACGACATATGTCTGCTCTTCCTTTTCTTTATGATTCTTCTCGCTTTTAACAACGAGTTTACCATATTCTGTGTAGACATTTACTTCATCTTTCTTGAAACCTGCTAACGCAATTTCTAGTCTAGATTCTGTATTGCTGAGTTGAACTAGATTGTATGGGGGATAATTTGATTCTGCTTGTGCTTTGAACAATTTGTCAAAGTACTCATCCATCCCAATACTATTGCGTGTAATCCTGTCCAGTAACTGGTCCAGGTTTGCGGCATTATACTTCATTAGGTTACCCATTTGAAAACTCCTTTTTCTAAGCAAGTTGTGTTGTGTGGACCCCTAAGGCATCCAATACTATTTAACTACAATGCTTAGAAAAAGGCAAGAGGAAAACCCTACTTTATTGGGGGGTTTCCTTCCCTTTTTTGCCAATGTTGTACTTCTGCTCTAAAGTCCACTCATTCTTATCTCTGTATGGGAGAACTTTAATTTGATTTAGAGGGGCAATATCCATGATAGTGTCCTCGCTAACCACTGATACGAGTCCCCAGTCAGCAAGAAGGCGAGTAATACGATTCCTGCGCTGAACATCATTAATAGTAAGATTAGCATACTTGCCATCTAAAGCAAATAGTTCTTTGAAGTGAACTATGTAATATTTACCTTGCTTATGAAGAATATGGCAAGATTGGTAAAGTTTCTTTTCTTTTCTAGATGCTACACCAATTCTAGTCAGTGTCTCACGCACCTTTAGGAAGTCATCAGGTTCATTTAATTTAATCTCAATCATTTTATCTTGAGACCAATTCACCTGAGGTTCAGCAGTTTGTGTCATTTAGTTCCACCAGTATCAAGTCTTTGTTTAATAAAGTCAATTTGTTCATTAGACAGGATTTTCATTGCTTGAGTTGCCTTTTCATTACTATAACCATAGTAAGATTTTACATACTCTAGGTCAGATACTTTATCCTTCCTAATCCAAGGAGAGAATCTTTTTCTCTTTCTCAATATATTTAGATAAAAATTATATTGCATATCTTTATCTAAGAAATGATACTTGTTCATTTCATTGGCATACAGGACACAATCCATATGACCTGACAAACATTTGTTGACAATGAATGGTGGATATTCTTTTGTCATGTGTGGTTCTTCTTCAAGAATATTCATCTTGTTGAAGTTAATTGAATTCAACCAGTCCTTGAGTTCAACAGTCATAAAATGCTCCTGGATTTCCATATGATAATTGTGCCAATCTAAAAGCAATTTCAATGCGTTTCAGATCTTCATCAGATATATCAGACTGCTGTAGTTTCTGACATACAAGATTCATATCATCATACGTCATCCACACAGAAAATGTTTTTAGTTCCAATGTCTAATTACCCCTGAAACAATAAAAGAATTAGTAATGAGATAAGAAATGAATATAATAGTCCGTACAACAGCCACGTGATTGTCATATCTTTTTGTCTTGACATCATTGAAACTACCCAGACTGTACTTCCAGATTCTCCAAAGTTTTTTCATAATTAAACAATAGCAACTCCTTCCTTTCTTTTTGTTCTCTCATATATTCACCCACTGACCTCATAGTGTAGGTCAAGTCAAATTCTGCTGCTGTCCAACCTTCAAATCTATCTTTAACTAATTGGGCAGAATTGTAAGACACCAACATATTAGCAGAGCACTCATTGCAATTCTTAGCAAACTCATCATGACTGAAAGACTTATGCATAGAACCTTTCTTACCATAGATATTATCTTTAATATCATATGGAGGGTCAAGATAAAGGAAGGCACTCTCTGAATGCTTCATCAGTTCCTCATAGGAATGATTTGTAATCTTCCAGTTCTTGATTAGTTGGGTGTATCCAGGGAGTTTATCAATTCCACGCATCGTGAAATTGCCAATTGACGCTTGTTTTGAGAAGGAGCTGGACTCAGTGAGACCAGAAAAAGAGCACTTGTTAATAACGTAGAAACTACAAGCACGAAATAGAGGGGATACGGAATTTTCATTTACTAATCCTTTTGCTTCTAAAAATAATCCTCTTGCTGAACTCTCATCAGGATACCTAGACTTCAATTCCTGAAGTCTCTTATACATCTTATATCCTAAAGTTTTATCCTGTAGAACTTTCCAGAAGTTATACAGTGGTTCATATAGGTCATTGACCCAAATATCTAGATTGGGATACTTCTTGGTGATATGAATTGCTACACTGCCACCACCAAGAAATCCTTCCCTGTACTCTCTGTAATTACGAAGGTCAGGAAAGTATTGATTCATTTTGACACAAGCACGTGACTTGCCACCAGGATATCTTAATGGTGTCTTATGTGATTTCAGCATCAGTACAACTCAGCAGTAACTGCTGCTGTCAGTCTATCAATACTCTGAACCATAGTGCGATATCCTGTGCCAACATACAGTTGACCAAAGACCACAGAAATAGTACAAATGCCCCAAAATATATAATATCTTGAAGCTTTCACTTGATGCTTTTTAGACATGATTAATGATGATAATGTGGGTAAGCAAAACTATCATCATGATCATGATGATAATAATAGTCAAAAAATGGCATATGGATGTGGTGCATAAACCTCCTTCCATGATGCCCTTTGCCTTCACCGCCATGAGTGTGCTTGTGGCAGTGCCTGAACCCTTTCTTGACATGGGTATGACAGTGCCTGTGCTCTGGAACCCAATACCTGGTTCTAGGACCTGCTGAGTGGGCAGCAGAAGCACTCAAAGCACCTGTCACCCCTAAGAGGAGTCCTACAATGATTGAGTTTTTCATAAAATCAACTTCTTAGATGGTGTTTCAATTGGAGAGAAAATCTTCTCATATTGTTCAGAAACATCAGGATTAGGCTCACCATAGAACATAATGAACTTTTTGTCAAGTTTGATGGTCTCTCCCTCTTTTACCAGAGGTGCCCAAGGACCAAATCCAATCTGTCCCTGTGCTGTAGGACCAGCAACTAAAGGAGTAGATACTTCTAGAAAATCTTCTGTGTCATTGATAACTTCAACAATGATGTCCTCACCAGTGGACATATGCACTACTTTTACATTCATGATTCTGATTCCAGTTTTTTAATAATACGTTCAACTTGTTTTCTATTGGTTCCACAGGGAGCATTTTTTAAACAGATTAAAATACAATCCCTATCACTAATTGGATCTCTTTGCGTCCATCCATGTTCATCAATCATTTGAATTCACACTCCACCATGATCTCTGTTAGACATGCAAGCATGTTTATTTCTTGATCAGCAACGAAAGAAGATTGGTACTGATACTTAGCAATGATAAGCACAGCAGCAGCAACCCCAGGACCTTCCAAGGATGTATAGCAAGCATCATAAACAGACCTAAGAAGTACAGTAGGATCATTGTCCAGATTATCAACGACCCACTTGCGAACCTTCGCAAAGTCTTTCTCTTTAAGGCATTGAAAGAGATCATTTGTTTTTACATTAGTAAAGTGAGCAAGGATACCAGAGTCAATCTCACCACCAGAGGAATACCTCTGACACTCATTAAGAACACGTCTCCAATCAGGGAAGTGTTTCTGAATTAGTTCTACCAGGACCTTGTTATCATATTTAATACCTTCTGTACCCAAGATTTCTTGGAGACGTTGGAAGAATTGTCCTGCAAGTAATTGACGTTCTTTTCCTTTAAGGGTGAAATCAATGGTTGAGCATCTGCTGTGAAGGGGGGCAATGATTTTATTTTTGTAGTTACAGGTGAAGATGAACCTGCAGTTGCCAATAAACTCCTCTGTAAACGCCCTAAGGCAGAGTTGTACATCTGGGGTGGTGTTGTCAGCCTCATCAATAATGATGACTTTGTGTTTTGCATCAGAAGATAGCGATACAGTTGAAGCGAAGTTCTTGGCATTGTTACGTACAGTGTCTAGGAATCTACCCTCATCAGAACCATTAATGACATAGTAGTCTGTTCCAAGTTCTTCACAGAGTGCTTTAGCAACTGTGGTCTTACCACATCCTGGTGGTCCAGAGAGAAGGAGGTTAGGAACCTCTCCCTTATCTAGGAAGTCAAGGAAAGTTTTTTTGATATTGTCAGGAAGAATACACTCACTGATTGTTTTGGGTCTGTATTTTTCAACCCAAATGAACTCACTTCTCATTTTTTCTCCTTTCTTTTATGACCATACTCAATCACAATCTTCTCATGCATGGTAGTTTTATCAGAGCACACATAGTGCTTTGCTTGACCCTCCAACAATTTTTCAAGTGATTCAATTAGGTTAGCAGCAATAACTCTGTTAGTTGCTTTTTCCCATTCTTCTTTCATAATAATTTACTCAGTGATATTACCAATAGGAATGTCAGCATGATAACTACATCCCAGGACTTAGTTCTTACAAAGTATGGCACTGATATAAGATCAGCAATAAAGTGCATGACCACACCAGTAACAACACTCACATGAAGAACAATAAAATAGGCAATGATAACAAGAGCACTGCCAGTTATTCTCATTGGCACATCAACTTTAGTCATTCCAAAGGACGAACAAATTTACTAGAGACAATATCAGTTGCTTTCAATTGCTCTCTCATATATTCTACACCAACTTCAGGTGTAGAATCATCACCACAAGTAAAGACATCGCAAACTGCCATACCTTTCTCTGGCCAAGTATGAATGGAAATATGACTCTCTGC